TACAATTGACTCATTTAAAACTACAACAAGTTTTAGCTAGATTAGTTCCTGATGGAGTTTATGTTGATGTAGATGGATTAGCTGAGGTTGACTTAGGTAATGGAACTAACTACAATCCAGCAGAAGCACTAAACATGTATTTTCAGACTGGTACTATAGTTGGTAGATCATTAACTCAAGACGGTGAAATGAATCGAGGTAAAGTACCTATTCAAGAACTTCAAAGTTCTTCTGGTATTTCTAAGATTCAAGCTATGATACAAACGTATCAGTATTATCTACAAATGATACGTGATGTAACAGGATTAAACGAAGCTAGAGACGGAAGTACTCCTGATAAAAATGCATTAGTTGGTTTACAAAAATTAGCAGCAGCTAATTCTAACACAGCTACAAGGCATATATTACAGTCTTTAATGTATCTAACTATAAGATCTTGTGAAAATATTAGCTTAAGAGTTAGTGACATGCTTCAATTTCCTTTAACCAAGGCTTCTTTATTAAATAGCATAAACGCATTTAACACAGCTACTTTAAAAGAAATAGATACGTTATCTATACATGAGTTTGGTATATTTTTAGATTTAGAACCAGACGAAGAAGATAAAGCTCAACTAGAAAAAAGCATACAAATAGCACTACAAGCTGGTAGTATAAAATTAGCAGACGCTATAGATATCAGAGAGATACAAAACATTAAGTTAGCTAACACGCTTTTAAAGTTTAGACAATCAGAAAATGCAGCTGAAGAAAGAGCAGCTCAAATGGAAAACATACAAGCTCAAGCTCAAGCCAATGCTGAGTCTGCTGAAAAAGCTGCAGCTGCTGAAGTTCAAAAGCAACAAGCCTTAGCTCAAACAACTGTTCAAATAGAGCAGGCTAAGTCTCAAATGGAGATTGAACGTATGGAGCAAGAAGCTAACATAAAAAGAGGTTTGATGGCTGAAGAGTTTAGTTATCAAATGAAGCTAGCTGAAATGCAAGCTCAAGTGACAGCAAAAAAAGAAGCTCAAATAGAGGACAGAAAAGACAAGAGACTACAAATGCAAGGCACTCAACAGAGTGAACTTATAGATCAAAGACAAAACGATCTATTGCCTAAAAACTTTGAATCATCAGGTAATGACAACTTAGATGGATTTGGTTTAGAGCAATTTACCCCAAGATAGGGATTATTAATTTTTATTATATTATATTATGTCAGAAGAAGTAAAACAAGAAGGAGAATTTAAATTAAAACCTAAAGCTCCTAAAATTAAAGGTCAAGGTAATATCGTTGCAGATATAACTAAGATAGATTTAAGTAAACCGCAAAAAGAAGAAACGAATGCCATTCAAGAGCAAGAAACAGGAACAGTGGTTGATGATAAACAAGCCGGAGATATACCAAAAGTGGAAGAACAAGTACGGGAGCCCGGCGAGATTCCTAAAGTTGAAATCAAAAGCGAAGAGTTAGAGTCACCACTTCAAATAATAGAAGATGAAGACGATAACACTGAAGAGATCACAATGGTTGGAGGCACTGAAAGTCCCAACACCTCACAGGAACAAAAAGAAGTACTACCGCAAGCTCAAACACAAGAGTTACCAGAAAACGTAGATAAATTAGTTTCTTTTATGAAAGAAACAGGTGGTACGATAGATGACTACGCTAGATTAAATGCTGATTACAGCGATGTAGATGGCGAGACTCTATTAAGAGAATACTATAAACAATCTAAACCTCACTTAGATTCAGAAGAAATTCAATTTGTAATTGAAGACTCTTTTAATTTTGATGAGGATTTAGACGAAGCAAGAGATATTCGAAAGAAAAAACTTGCATATAAAGAAGAGGTTGCAAAAGCTAAAAGCTATTTGGATTCAGTTAAGGATAAATATTACGCAGAGATCAAGTTGAGACCTGGGATTAATCCTGAGCAACAAAAAGCTACAGACTTTTTTAACCGATACAACGAAGAGCAAGAGCTCAATAAAGCTAACCAAGAAAGGTTCCGTAGCCAGACAGACGAACTTCTCAACAACGAATTCAAAGGTTTTGATTTTAAAGTTGGAGAAAAAAAGTTTAGATATGGTGTTAAAGATCCTGTTAAGGTTGCAGATAACCAAAAAGACATTTCTACATTCATTAAGACGTTCTTAAACGATAAAGGAGAGGTTATTGATACAAAAGGCTATCACAAGGCTTTATACGCAGCGCGCAATGCTGACACTATAGCACAACATTTTTATGAGCAAGGTAAAACCGATGCTATTAAAAACCAGTTGGCTAAGTCTAAAAACATAAGTACAGAGCCTAGAAAAACACAAGATGGTAATGTATTTGTAAATGGATTTAAAGTAAAAGCGATTACCGGGCAAGACTCTTCAAAACTTAAAATTAAAACAAGAAAATTTAACAATTAAAATTAAAAATTATGGGAACATTAAACCCAACATTTGGCTCGATTGTACCATCGCAGTCACAACAATTATTACAATCGAACTACTTACAGTTCAACAATAGTACGTCTGACTTTGCTCAGCAGTATCTACCTGAAATCTACGAACAAGAAGTAGAGCGTTATGGAAACAGAACACTATCTGGATTCTTACGTATGGTTGGAGCTGAAATGCCAATGACGTCGGATCAAGTTATTTGGTCAGAACAAAACAGATTACATGTCGCATATAGCGAATGTACTGGAGATAATGCAGCTGGAATACAAATTAAAGCTCAAGCGGGAGTTACTAATGTTATTTCTCCAGGCCAAACTATTGTTATAATGAACAAGGTAACTGGTTTAGAGTTAAAAGCAGTTGTATTAACTTCAGATCCAGGAACTGGAGCTTTAACAGTAGCGCCTTACACGGCACAAACTCTAGCTACGCTTGGGAATGTCCCGGATGAATTAAAGATTTTTGTGTACGGTTCTGAGTTTAACAAAGGATCTCAAACAACCAACTGGGACGGAGCTGCTGGAGCGATTTCAGGAACTACTAACATTAGTATTGACCCTACGTTTACTCAATTCAGCAATTCACCAATTATTATTCGTAGCAATTACACTATCAATGGATCTGACATGGCTCAAATCGGTTGGGTTGAAGTTGCAACTGAAGATGGAACTTCTGGATACTTATGGTATTTAAAAGCAGAATCTGAAACTCGTTTACGTTTTGAAGACTACTTAGAGATGAGTGTAGTTGAAGGAGAATTAGCTAGTGCTGCTGGTGCTGGATCTGCTGCAAATGCAGGATTTAAAGGTACTCAAGGTTTATTTGCTGCTGTAGAAGCTAGAGGTAACGTTGAAACCGCATTTAGTGGAGCTAACTTGACTGACTTTGATAATATCTTGAAAAATTTAGATACTCAAGGAGCAATTGAAGAGAACATGCTTTTCTTAGATCGTACAACTTCATTAGAGATTGATGACATGCTAGCTGGTCTTTCTGCTGGAACTGCCGGTGGTACTGCTTATGGATTGTTTGAAAACTCAGAAGAAATGGCATTAAACCTAGGGTTTAGCGGTTTCCGTAGAGGATCTTATGATTTCTATAAAACAGACTGGAAATATCTAAATGACGCGTCAACTCGTGGAGCGATAAGCGGAATAGCTTCTATTGAAGGGGTATTAGTACCAGCTGGAACTTCTACGGTTTACGATCAAATTTTAGGAACTAACATCCGTCGACCATTCTTACACGTTCGATACAGAGCTTCTCAAACAGAAGATCGTCGTATGAAGTCTTGGTTAACTGGATCTGCTGGTGGTGCTTTCACTTCTAGTTTAGATGCAATGGACGTTAACTTCTTATCTGAAAGATGTTTAGTAGTACAAGCTGCTAACAACTTTGTATTATTCAAAGGAGCATAAACAATTGGTAGACTTACCCTCGTTGAATCTACGGGGGTAATTCTTACCTTTATTAAACTATTAAATTTTATTATATTATGGCTAAAAAAGAAGTAATTCAAGATATATCTTGGGAAGTAAAAGACAGAACTTATTTACTTACCGGGAGTAACAAACCGTTGACATTAAAAATTCCATCAAGACACAACACTAGACACGCTCTGTTGCATTATGATGAAAGTAATAATACGCAACGCGAAATAAGATATGCAACTAATCAAAACTCACCATTCAAAGATGAACAAGGTGGAGAAGCAACATTAGGGCATATTGTTTTTAAAGAAGGAAGCTTGTTTGTTCCAAAAAAGAACCAAGTTCTTCAAAAAATATTATCGTTATATCACCCACTAAAAGGAGTTATATACTCTGAGTTAGACATAGTGGAAGAAGCTAAAGACGAACTGTTAGACTTAGAATTAGAAATCGAAGCGTTAAACCTAGCTCAGAACATTGATGTAGATCAGGCTGAAGCTATAATGAGAGTTGAGATTGGATCTAAAGTGTCTGACATGAGTTCTAAGGAGCTTAAAAGAGATTTATTGTTATTTGCTAAGCATAACCCTAAACTCTTCATCACACTTGCTAATGATGATAACGTACAATTAAGAAATTTTGCAATTAGAGCGGCTGAAGCTAATATAATTAAATTAGCTGATGACCAAAGAACATTTACTTGGGCTTCTAATGGTAGAAAATTAATGACAGTACCCTTTGATGAAAACCCATACTCAGCTATGGCGTCTTTCTTCAAGACAGACGAAGGAATACAAGTGTTCCAGTCTATAGAGAAAAAGTTCTCTTAACATGTAATATTATAAGGGAGGCGCAAGCCTCCTTTATTTTAATAATAATAACAAATGGCTATAAACGTAAACACAGTATATCAAACTGTTTTAATGATACTGAATAAAGAGCAGCGTGGTTATATGACCCCGACTGAGTTCAATACAGTAGCAACACAAGTGCAGTTAGAAATATTTGAAAAATACTTCGATGATCTTAATCAGCAACTACGTGTACCTCAAGCAGATACAGATTATGCAGATAGACAAGAAAATCTAGATGAAAAATTAGCTATTTTTAAAACATTCGGCGACGCGATATATACTACAATCGGTGGCCTATCATATTTTGTACTACCTATAACTGATACCTACGGTAATTCAGTTTCTTTTTATAGACTGGGTAATGTACTTTATAATGATGAAAAAGTCGTTCAAAGACTTGATAGACATGAGTTTTATTATGCTAATCAGTCTAGACTTACAAAACCTAGCACTTTAAATCCAGCTTATCTTTATGAAAATCAAAAGTTATTTGTAAAACCTACAAGTATAATTGATAAAATAAAAGTTGATTATATAAGAAAACCAAACAATGTAGAATGGACATTTACTACCGGTAATTTAGGTCAATATCAAAACAACTCTTTAACTTCTGTTGATTTTGAATTACATGAATCAGAGCAAACTGAAGTAGTGTTAAAGGTATTGTTATACGCAGGAATAGTAATAAGAGATCCTCAAATAGTTCAAGCAGCTGCCGCGCAAGTTCAAGCTGATGAAGCAAATAAAAAAAGTTAACAAATGGCTATACCTAACAATGGTTTAATAACCGAAACTAACGCACAATACTACGCTGGTTCTCAAACTTTTGAAGCGCCTATAACTAACTCTACTATAACGGCTAGTTTTGATACTGATCTAATATTTGGCAGCTCCGATCCAACATCGGCTGGTTATAATTTAAATAATTTTAAGCTGTACGTTAGTCCATTAGGTTTACCTGGAACTTTTATAGAATACGTTTCTAGTTATACCGTAAGCAACAATGTCATCACTTTAGGTACGGCTCCTCAAGCTGATGAATGGTTTGTTGTTCAACTACTTACAGAATTTGGTGGAGAATATGGAGATAGAGACGCTTTTGGCGATACAGTGGAAGATAATTATGGTGGATATGCTTACACTACACTAGAAGACGTTATAACTAACTTTATGATAGGTTACGTAGGCGCAGGTAAACTTATACCAAGCGCTAAAACAACTGACGTTATGTTTTTTGCTAAACGAGGATTACAAGAATTTAGTTATGATACTTTAAAAAGTATTAGATCTCAAGAGCTTACGGTGGCCTCAAATCTTGGTGTTATACTTCCTCAAGATTATGTTAATTATGTTAACGTATCTTGGATTGATAATCAAGGTGTTAAGCATATAATATATCCGACAACCTTAACTACAAACCCTTATGAAACACCCAGTCAAGACAGACAGGGAATTCCTATACAGGACAATGTAGAAGAAAACATAAATACAACTTCTTTAACAGAAGAAAGATGGGCTAAAAACAATTTAAAAGAAATAAACGACGCTCAGAGTAATTTAACCGGCATGCTGTTGTCGGATGGTTTAGGTTACCCAGGCATGTATGGAGATAATTATATCGGCCAAAGATACGGTTTACAACCTGAAACAGCTCAAATAAACGGTTGGTTTACTATAAATGAACGTACTGGTAAGATGTCTTTTTCAAGTGATTTAGCTGGTCGCATTATAATTTTAGAATATATATCCGACGGTCTAGGCTATGATGCTGATATGAAGATACCTAAACTAGCTGAGGAAGCTTTATATGCTCATATAAGTCATGCGATTATAGCGTCTAGAATTAATCAACCAGAGTATGTTGTTCAAAGATTAAGACGCGAAAAAAGTGCTAAACTTAGAAACGCTAAGATTAGATTATCAAATATAAAATTAAATGAGTTTGTTCAGATTGCTAGAGGTAAATCTAAATGGATTAAATACTAAATTGAATGGCTGAAGTTAAAAATGCTTTTATAAAGTCTAAAATGAATAAAGACCTGGATAGCAGACTGCTGCCTTCAGGTGAATATCGCGATGGACAGAATATACAAGTTAGTAAATCAGAAGGCGAAGACGTAGGTGCTTTAGAAAATGCGGTAGGAAATTTACCAGCAGAAACAACTAGCGGAGCAAATGATGTGGATAATGTTGATTTTAGCGTTTTATCTGGATTTAGTACAGGAACTTTAAAATCTATAGGTGTTTATGCTGATACAAATACTTCTAATATTTTTGTATTTTTAACTGATTTTACAGAGCAACCGGATATATATCCTTCTGTTTCTTACTCTCCTAGTGCCAATAACTATATATATTCTTACAATACGTTAAATGGTAATGTTACTAAAATAGCACAAGGAGCTTTTTTAAATTTTTCAACATCAAACCCAATATATGGAATAAACTTACTTGAAGAATTGCTTTTTTGGACAGACAACAGAAATCAACCTAGATCAATAGACATATCTATATCTGCCAATGGAACTTATTATACTAGTGAAGACTTAATATCTGTAGCTACATACAACCCGTATCAAGCTATCGATTTATACTATCAAGACACCACTACCACTCCAGCCACACCTTACTACGTTACCTCTATGCAAGACGTTACTTCTCCTACGTTTCCAAATGGAGCAGCAAATACTTATTATAATCCTAATTGGCCTGGTGATCCAGATTATTTAGAAAACAAATTTGTAACTTTTAGCTATAGATTTAAATTTCGAAGTGGTGAGTACTCTATAATGGCACCTTTTACTCAAGAAGCTTTTGTTCCTAAACAAGATGGTTATTTTTTAAATGAAGATGAAGATAGCGCTTATAGAAGTACTATAGTTGATTTTATGTCGAATAAAGTTAACAGTGTTGGACTTTATATTCCGTTACCTTTTGCTGCTAACGATTTAAGCAATAGTTTAAACGTAGAAGAGATTGAAATTTTATATAAAGAATCAGACTCGTTAACCGTAAAGGCTTTAGATTCTGTAACTTTTGATGTTTTTAGTAAATTAGAAAACGGAAACACTAACAATACATTGAAATATCTTTACGATTATCAATCTAGAAAACCTTATAAAACATTACCTGAAAGTGAAATAATAAGAGTTTATGATAAAGTTCCTGTTAGAGCCTTTGGTCAAGAGGTTATAGGTAATAGAATAGTTTATAGTAATTTTCAAGATAAACATACTCCGCCAGCCACTATAGATTATGACGTGGCTGTTACCCCTAAAGATGAATTTTTACAACCTACTGATAAAGCTCTTTGGACCACTAGTGCTGTAGAGTATCCAATGCACAATGTTAAGCAAAATAGAAACTATCAAGTTGGATTTATTTTATCAGACAGATATGGTCGTCAATCTACCACAATATTATCTCCAATAAATACTGAATTAAAAACTCAAGACGGTATAACGTATGGTGGATCTACTTTTTATCATCCTTATAAGGTAAATCCAGGAGCTGGAAATAACGATATTAATTCTTGGCCTGGAGATTCATTAAAGATACTATTTAATACCGCTATAGACGATGGCGATGTTAATCTACAGACGGGTTGGCCTGGATTGTA